CCCTCGGAGTATCTGGGCCGGGTCAAGCGGTCGCGGATCTTCGCAACCATGCAGTCAAAACTGGAAGATCAGGCAACCTCCAATCAGGAGCTGGTCCGCAAGCTTGAGACCATGAATGAAGTGGGCTTGAAGCGCCAGCGCCAGCAATTCGACACAGAGTTGCAGCGCATATCTAAAAGCCAGCGCGCAGCCGTCGAAGAGGCTGACACGGCCACATTTGATCGTCTTGAACAGGAAAAGCAGGACGTCATCAAGGATTACTCTGAGCAGACCCCCAAGCCAGGGCCGCAGATCGATCCCGAAGTTCAGGCATACAAGTCGAGCGAAACAGGGGCTTGGCTCAACAATCCAGTGCTTCACGAGACAGCCGCCCGCCTGATCGACGCGAACCCTGCAATGCTAGCGCAGCCTGCGAAGACTCAGCTTGAATATGCTGAGGGTGAAATTCGCAAAATGTACCCCGCTTACTTCCCCAAAAAGGAAGAGCCAAAGCCAAAGCCGCAACGGCAGGTGGTTGATAGCGGCGGGCTGGCAGGCGGCGGCATGCCGAGCGCAACCAAATTCTCGAAACTCCCCGGCGAAGCTCGAACTCAATTCGACAAGTTCGTCAAAGATGGGATTTTTGCTGACACGAAAGAAGACCGAGAGGAATACGCCAATGAATACAACAACTCCTAAGAGCTCACCGAAGAGAGAAACTGAGCGCCGTCGCAAGAAGTCGGCGGAGACAATCGGGGGTCGGTTGGGCGTAAATCCTGACCTCTTGGACCACAGCAAGTTTGCCTATCGGTTCTTCAACGACGAACCGGGCCGACTCGTTGGAAAAACCAAGCACGATGACTGGGATTTGATCCCCAATGAAGGTGAAAAAGAAGACAGCACCGATTTGGGCTCAATGGTTTCCGTGGTTGTTGGTGCAAAGCCGGATGGGTCGCCGAAGCGCGCCTATTTGGCCCGAAAGCTGAAGACGTTTTATGACCAAGACAAAGCTGACGAGCAAAAGACTCTGGATCAGCAGTTAGCCGAACTGAAGCGCGGCAAAGCCCGCGACGGAAGTTCACAATCGGATTACGTTCCGAACTCCGGCATCAGCATGGAGTAAGGGGCGTCCTTCTAAGGAAACCTTACAATGGCAAATGCAGATACCCCCTTCGGGCTGCGTCCCGTTGGGCATCCTATGGGCTTGGGTAAATCGTCTATCAAGGCGTATTTTGTCCCGGCCTCGTACGGCACTGCCCTTTTCGTTGGTGACCCTGTCGTAAAGACCGGCACATCCAACACAGCCGAAGTCACTGTTGTTGGCACTGGCAAAATGCCAGCAGGCACCATGCCTGCCGTCAACAAGGCTGCGGCTGGCGATACAAACGCGATTACAGGTGTGATCGTGGGTGTTGCGGCCAACCCTGACGGGCTGGGCCGTCGCTATCTTCCTGCCTCGACTGGTGGTGTGGTCTACGTCAATGACGATCCGCGCACTGAGTTTGAGATTCAGGCAGATGGCGCAATCGCCGCAGCTCAGGTCGGCCTGAATGCCGTTCTGATCTACACCAACACAGGTGACACAAATACGGGCCAAGGCGGCGCGGAGTTGGACACCAC